TTATGGAACATGTAGCAAGTATAATGTTGAAGTACAAAACAATTCATGTGCTGCTGGATATAACACAACAAGACAAGGTAGCCTTGTGGCAACAAATTCCACATTCTGTGGAGGATGTTGTGGTCAATCAACAGCACAAAATTGGGTTACTAATGGTTCACCAACTTGTGTGGGTTGTACTCTTAGACAACCACAAAGAGACGATAATCTATGTAGTCCAACATATAATCAAACACGAATAATTAATACTGGAACACCTTGTAATGCAACCGAAAATTGGGTAAATACTGGTTCATTTGATTGTTATGGAACATGTGACAAATACAATGTTGAAATCCAAAACAACATATGCGCATCTGGATATAACACAACAAGACAAGGTAGCCTTGTGGCAACAAATTCCACATTCTGTGGAGGATGTTGTGGTCAATCAACAGCACAAAATTGGGTAAATAGTGGTTCATTTAATTGTTATGGAACATGTAACAAGTATAATGTTGAAGTACAAAACAATCCATGTGCTGATGGATATAACACAACAAGACAAGGTAGCCTTGTAGAATCTAATAGCACATTCTGTCAGTGTTGTACAATTTATTCTATAACAAATTTATCACCTTATCCTGGGTCTGTTGTATATACTGGATGTGATGGAGGTGGTTCACAATGGTTTTTAGAGGTTGGTGAAAATGCATCTATATGCGTAGCTGCTACTGCTTTCCCACCAGCACCAAGTGACCCAGAAATAGATGTAACAAATACTGGGCAATTTTGTTCTGTTGGAGGAGGCTCTTAAATTATATTTATATTTGGTTTGTCAAAAAAAACAATTAATTAATTATGTTAATAGTTTTTAGTTATTTTTTAGATATTTATGTAAATAAATAAAATAAAAAATAATGGCAAATCAAAAAGTATTCGTATCGCCTGGTGTATATACATCTGAAACAGATTTAACATTTGTTTCTCAAAGTATTGGTGTAACAACACTAGGTATGGTTGGTGAAACAATTAAAGGTCCCGCATTTGAGCCTATATTCATTACTAGTTATGATGAATTTCAATTGTATTTTGGTGGCACATCACCTGAAAAATATATAAACACACAAATACCAAAATATGAGTCTGCATATATTGCCAAATCATATTTGCAGCAATCAAATCAAATGTATGTTACAAGAGTATTGGGTTTATCTGGCTATGATGCTGGTCCATCTTGGTCTATAACTACAATTGCGAACGTTAACCATTCAACTATTGGTTACACTACTACGGGTAATTCATTTAATATTTCATTTACTGGAACAACTGGTTCAACTGCAACTTTTAATGTATCTGGAACATATCCAAACAATATGAACATTTCTTCTTTTTCGTCAAATACATACACAACAAGTGTAGGTACTACAACAACTTTTTTTGACGATTTAAAATCATTTGTTAATAGTGTTGCATTGTCTAATACCTTAACTGGACAGACAACAACTTATGGTTCAATTCCAGTTAGTGCATATAACTCAATAACAGGGTCAACTAAATCTGGATTAACTAGTTATAATTATTTTGGTACAACAGTATCTTTGGGTAGTGATAACAAACCTGATAGTGAAAATGATTTTTGGTATTATGCAACATTTGATTTGGCAACAGGTATTGATATAAATGGTAGTTTATTGGCTGTTGATGGTGATACCCCAATCGACCCCAACGTATATGTTGGTTATTCATTTTATTACAATATTGCATCTTGGAGTCAAACTGGTGGGTCTTTTTCTGGAGTAGTATCTGGTAACACGTATAAATTTTCAGGAACGCCATACAATCAATTCAATGATATGGTTGTTGCGACTATCAGATCTCGTGGTATAACAAACTATTCTGTTGTTAATCATGGTCAAATATATTCATTAACAGGTAATTCATTAAATATTGATACACTTAATAGTGGTAAAATTGATAGTAGTCCATATAATAATTTTGTATTAAGTGGGAAAACAACATCAAATAATAATTTCACATTTAATGTTTCTTTAAAGAATACAAATTCAAATTACATAACAAATGTATTAGGTGTTGATAATTTTGGTAAGGATAGAAATGATGTGCCAATATTTGTTGAAGAGCATTATCCAAATTTACTTAATCAAGCATATAAACTTGGTTATATTAGAGGGGTAAGAAGTGTTTTAACTTATTTACCTAATGCAAGAAGCCTTAATGCTTCTTCAATTGGGTGGTATCTTGAAAAGTTTCAATCACCAAAAACACCTTTTGTTGTTTCGGAATTGAGGGGTAATAAAGTTTATAATTTATTTAAGTTTATTTCAATATCTGATGGTAGTAATGCCAATACTGAAATAAAAGTATCAATAATTAATATGTCATTTAAGAATAGGACATTTGATGTATTGGTTAGAAGTTTCTACGATTCAGATAGTTCACCTATTGTTTTAGAGAAGTATACAAATTGTAGTTTGGATGAGACACAAAATAGTTTTATTGGTAAAAAAATAGGTACAAGTGATGGGGAATATAATTTAGTTTCAAAATATATTATGCTTGAAATGGGAGATGATTTTCCAACAGATGCTATACCTTCTGGTTTTATGGGATATCCCCACAGAAAATATGGAACAAAATTAACGCCAAGTTTATTATATAAAACAAAATATAACTATAACAATGAGGTTGTTAATAACGAACCATTTGCTGCATCAAATGCAGTGGCTGCTGATAATTTAAAAAGAACTTATCTTGGATTCTCAACTTCTTATGGTTATGATAATTCATTCTTATCTTATAAAGGAAAGGTAAATCCAAGTTATATAATATCAGATGGTGATGAATGGAATGTGGTTACAAAAGGATTCCATATGGATTCTGGTGCAACAGTTGTTAATATAGCTAATCTTTATACAACAAGTGGTCAAACAGCCTTTGAGGTAGGTGCGGGTGATTTTACATCTGAACCAGAAGGTAATACAAATCCTTACTATTATTTATATTCAAGGAAATTCACTTTATTATTTGAAGGTGGTTTTGATGGTTGGGATGTTTATTCTGAAAAGAGAACCAATGGTGATACTTATCAAATTGGTGGAAGTGATTATATGAGGGGTGCATTATCTGTTATAGGTAAATACGCTGGAGCAACAGGTCAAGGTACATTTAAACAAATAATTGAAGGTGATAATACAATTGATTTTGCCACAACAGATTATTATGCATATCTTAAAGGTATCTTAACGTTTAAAAACCCAGAATCAACAAATATAAATGTATTTGTTACACCTGGTATTGACTACCTTAATAATAGTAATTTGGTTGAAAGTACTATTGATATGGTTGAAAGCGATAGAGCAGATTCAATTTATATTGTTACAACGCCAGATGCTAATTTATTCACAACTGATGTTAATAATGTTATTTATCCCCAAGAATCCATTGTATCATTGGAGGAAACAAACATTGATTCAAATTATACAGCAACATATTATCCTTGGATTTTGGTTAGAGACCAAGTTAATAATACCCAAGTTTATATCCCACCAACAGCAGAGGTTTGTAGGAATTTGGCATTAACTGATAATGTGGCATTCCCTTGGTTTGCATCAGCAGGTTATAATAGGGGTTTAGTTAATTCAGTTAAAGCAAGATTAAAGTTAACACAAGATGATAGGGATACTTTATACCAAGGAAGAATAAATCCAATTGCAACATTCTCTGATGTGAATACTGTGATTTGGGGAAATAAAACCTTGCAAGTTAGAGAATCAGCATTAAACAGACTTAATGTTCGTAGGTTGTTATTGCAAGCGCGTAAATTAATCTCTGCTGTGGCTGTGAGATTACTTTTTGAACAAAATGACCAGATAGTACGCCAACAGTTTTTGGATACGGTAAATCCAATCTTAGATGGTATTAGAAGGGATCGTGGTTTAACTGATTTCCGTGTTACAGTTTCAAATGACCCAGAGGATATTGATAGAAATACAATGAGTGGAAAAATCTACATCAAGCCATCAAAAAGTCTTGAATTTATCTCTTTGGAATTTGTCATAACACCTACTGGCGCTTCGTTTGAAGATATATAATGATGATTATATCCATCATTAAATACCATAATGGTTGATAATGATGGATATTTCCAACAAACCCCCCTGCTTCTAATTTGAGGTGGGGGTTTTTTAATATTTGGGGTTTTTGTATATGTTATGAGCAATTAGTTTACTTTCATAATATCAAGTATTATTTTTTTATATAATATATAAATTAATGAAAAAAAATACTTTACCAAAGAGCAACCCCAATGTTGCAATGTATATTGCATTTGGATTATGGGGTTCATTTTTATTGGGGGTAATATATACCCCAAGCAAAATTAAATATGAAAAACAATCTTATCTCCCAATAATTCAACAAGAAACGGTTTTTATTGAAAAGGTGATTGAGCCCATTAAAGTGAAAGTTGATATAACAGAATCAATCATACCAGAAAATGATGTGCTTGAAGGTGTTACAATAATTGATGAGGATGCTTATTCAAAAAGGTCATATGTTTATGATATTCGAAATATGGATAAGACTGCATTAAGAAAACATCTTAAAATTAATGGATTTAGAAATTTGGATAAAGCCACTTTGGTTCAGATGAGAAGAATGTGGATGGCATTTCATTATGAGAGTATGTTAATGAATTTACATCTACTGACAGAATTCCCCATATCTATGCTCTATTCATTCTTTATCATTGAGGCAACCACTAATGGCATTGAGACCAACTTATGGCGACTGCACGCAAATGCGGGAGGAATGAAGGCATTTAAGGGGCATGGTTCTGTGACATATAGAACCTATGAGGTGATAAGGGGAAAAAATGTAACTATGAAAGCAAAATTTATGAGTGCAAAAAATACTCAAGAAGGAATTGAGGCTTGGGCAAAAGTATTAAATTCAGGAAGATATTATGACTGCAAGAAAGCAAATTATAAATTACCAAAGAAACAATTATATGAAAGCATATGCAAATGCGTTTATGAATCTGGATATCATACAGACCCCAAGTATAAGTTTAGAGCACAATTTATGGCAGAATTTTGGAAATTCAAAACAGAAAACCTTCCAATCATTATAGAAGAATTTTAATTTAACTTGGTTGTTCATTAAATTTGAGCAACCATTTTTTTTTTTGCTTTTATAAATATTTATAAAATAAAATAATATGAAGATAATTGAAGGATTTAATGAAAAATCAACTCCAGATATGAAATATTACGCATTTGACTGGGATGATAATATTGTATATATGCCAACAGAAATAATATTAATTGATAATAATGATGATGAAGTTGGGATGTCAACACATGATTTTGCAAAATATAGAGGAGATATTGGAAAAACTGAATTTAAATATAGGGGAACAACAATAGTTAATTATGCTGATTTACCATTTAGACAATTTAAAGTTACAGGTGATGAACAATTTTTAAAAGATATTTTAATAGCAAAAATAGGCCCAGCATTTGATGACTTTAAAGAAGCAGTTAATAATGGATCTATTTTCTCAATTATCACAGCAAGGGGACATAATCCTGAAACATTGAAAAAAGCAGTTAAAATATATATTGAAAAAGAATTTCTTGGAATTAATAAAAAGAAAGTTATATATAATCTTAATAAATATAGAGATTTAATTCCAAGTCAAACGGATGGTGATATCATTGATGAATATTTGGATTTATGTAAATTCTACCCAGTTTCTTTTGGTTCTGGTAGTGCAGCTAATCCAGAAGAAGAAAAAGTGAAAGCACTTAATGAGTTTTATGATTATTGTAAAGAAATGGCTAATGAAATTAAAAAAGCATTTCAATTTAAAAATGACGTTAATGGGGAATCATTGAAATTCTCAATTGGATTTTCTGATGATGATATGAAAAATATTGAAACAATGAAGAAAAGTATAAATAAACCAGAATTAACAATATATTCAACTAATAAAGGTAATAAAGAGAAAGTATAAAGTTATATTATAATATATAATATTATATATATATATACAATTATGCGATTTGATAGAAAAAAGTAAATAGTGTTTTTATAAAAAAAATTAATATTTAAACATTTTTTATAGTTGATGGATATTTATTAAATATAATAATAAATTGTTTAAAAAAATTAAAAAAATATATTATGGCGGATTTGCTTATGAAAATGCCTTTACCATATGAACCAAAAAGACAAAATAGGTTCATATTAAGGTTTCCTGCGGCTATGGGAATAAATGAATGGTTTGTTGAAAGTGCATCAAGACCTAAAATATCAATAGCATCAAAAGAAATTGAATTTCTAAATACATCAACATTTGTTTCTGGTAGGTTTAAATGGGAACCAATTACTGTTAAATTTAGAGACCCCATTGGACCTTCTGCTGCTCAAGCATTAATGGAATGGGTTAGGTTACATGCTGAATCAATTACTGGTAGAATGGGCTACGCTTCTGGTTATAAGCAAGATTTAACGTTAGAACTACTTGATCCAACTGGTGTTGTTATTGAAAAATGGCAATTAATTGGCTGTATTATAACAAATGCTGATTTTGGTGCTTTAGCATATAATTCAGATTCATTGGCTGATATTAGTATTACTATGCAACCTGATAGATGTATATTAGTATATTAATATAATATATTTTTTATTATTAAATAAAGTTCATATGTTTATGTTAATCATAGATATATGAACTTTTTATTTATAATATGTTTAATTAAAGTATTTTCTTTTCAATAATGTTATATTATTTTTAATATAAAAAAAATGGAAGATAAGTCTAAAGACTATGGTCAATCAAATTTTGACTTACCACATGATGTGGTTCAATTACCATCTGGGGGTATATTTTATAAAAATAAAAAGAAATCAATTAAAATTGGTTATTTAACTGCTAGTGATGAGAATTTATTATTAGGTAATAGTAAGAACTTTACTTTGCAACTTTTAAGAAACAAGATATACGAACATGATATAAGACCAGAAGATATGATTGAAGGTGATATTGAGGCGGTTTTAATCTTTTTAAGAAATACTTCATTTGGTTCAGATCTTGAACTTTCAGTACCTGACCCCAAGACTGGTAAGTTTTTTAATGCTATTGTTGATTTGAGTGAATTATCTATTGAAAAGGGGATTATTCCAAGTGATGATGGAACATATACTATTACATTACCTAAAAGTTCTGATGTCGTTAAAATTAAACCATTAACATATGGTGAAATTCTTGAAATAAATGATATTATTGATTCTTATCCAACCAATAGAATTGCTCCTAAAGTCACATTAAGATTATCAAGAGAGATTATTGAAATAAATGGTAATCCAGATAAGGTAACTATTGTAAAATATGTTGAGACTATGCCTATTGCTGATTCAAAATTCATACGTAAGTATTTGAGTACCAATGAGCCTAAACTTAATTTAAAAAGAAATATAAAGACCCCATCAGGAGATATGACCATAGTGAATGCTGGGTTTGGGGTTGAGTTTTTTCGCCCTTTCTTCGGATTATAGGGTTTCACAATCAACAGATTTTTATTATTTAAATAAATTATTAAATGTTTCGTATTCAGATTTTTTAATTATGCCCATTTTTTTAAGAAAATTCTTAATAAATAAATGGGTTGAGGATAATAACAATAATAAGGGGTGATGTTAAAAATCATCCCTTATTCTATTTATATATAAAACATATATTATGGCAGATGATGAAAAAATAAAAAAAGCGGAAGGGGGTCTTCTTAACATTATTAATAAATTTACTGATTTTATTGACGAAACCCAAACTAAGTTTTTTGGTGTTGATGAAAATTATATAAAAAACTTAAAAAAAGATTTTTTTGATTTTAGTGGTGCATTAGTTACTTTGGATAAAGAATCTGCCAGATTAAGTTCAAATTTTCTTCTTGGAAGAACTAGAATAAATGAATTCAAATCAACCATAGCAGATACTGCACCTGGTGTTCGTAGATTAGGTGGTGATATTGATGATATTACTAAAATGATTACTCAGACTGGTGAAGCACTTGGTAGAAATGTTTTATTTACACCAGAAGTTTATGAAAAATTATATGCTATAACTGATTTATTAGGCGTAGAGTCTAATACACTTGCAAGAAATTTTTCAAATGCTGGTATATCCGTTGCTAAAGTTGGGGGGGATATTGAAAATTCATTAAATTATATTAAGAGTATTGGTATGGATGCTAAATCCATAATGAACCAAGTTGTGAGTAATACTGATTTATTAAATAGATTTAATTTTAAAGAAGGTGTTTTAGGATTTTCAAAGATGGCTGCAACAGCAACTTTGTTAAAAGCAGATATGAGAGATATACAATCATTTGCAGATAAAGTTTTTAATGCGGAGGGTGCAATTGAAGCATCTGCTGCATTTCAAAGACTTGGTGTTTTTATGGGTGATTTGGCTGATCCGTTCTCATTAATGAATAGTTCACTAAATAACCCAGAAGGACTTATTAAAAGTATAGCAAAGGCTGGAGAGATGTTTACGGAGTTTAACTCAGAAACAGGTAGAGTTGAAATAAATCCATCTGCTATGGGTATGTTTAATGAACTTGCCACGGCATCTGGAATTGGTGCGGATAAACTTAAACAGATGGCAATTTCGTTAAGAGAATTTAATGAAAGAACATCACAAATAAATTTTAAATTTGATTTAAGTGAGGAGCAGCAAATGCTTATTGCCAATTTGGCATTTTTAGATGAAAAGGGTGAATACGTTGTTAAAATTAAAGACGAGAAAACTGGTGAAATGATTGCCAAAAAAGTTTCAGATTTAACAGAAGAACAAATTAAAGAATTAAAAAAGTTTGCAGATGAGAAACCAAAAACAATGGAAGATTTACAAAGAGAGTCTTTGGCTATTACTGATATTATAAAAAATGACCTTCAGGCAATAAGATATAAAATATTATTTGGTGCAGTTGGTACACCTGGTATATTGGAATTCCAAGAAACAACCAGAAGTAAATTTGTTGAGCCAACTTATGATATATTACATGAACTTGTACCTGAAATGAAAGATATGAGAACTTTTTTAAAAACAACATATACTGATTTTACAGATTTATTTGAGGGTACTGAAAGTTTTACAACTGGATTAGAAAAAGCTATTACTAATTTAACTCCTAATTTTGAGAATATTGGTGAACATATAGCTAAAGCCCTTCAAAAGGGGGGTTATGATAATAGTGTTTATAAAGATGTAGTTAATAATTTAAGTAAATTTACTGGTATTTCAATACCAAGTTATAAAAATGCATTAAAACCTATAGGTGGTCCAGAGTATTTTGGTACTGAAATTATGCAAAATAATACAACAAATATAAATAATTTAAAAGATAATAAAGTTAATTTGAATTTAACAATTGATGTAATTCATAAATCAATAGATTCTACTGGTGCAATAAAACCAATGAATCAAGTTCAGAGGATTAATCAAACTATTCGAGATAATGCATTTGGTAAAAATATTACTATAAATATTCCAAATAAGTAATATTTATATATAAAAAATAATGAGAAGTCCTTTAGATTTTGGAAATAGTTTTAATTATAGGAATTTATTAACAACTAAAAATTTACCCCCATATAAGAAAACATCATATGGGAAAAATCCTCCATTTTTTTATGAGGTCTCACCATTAAGGGTTTTTTCAGTAATTGATAGTGATGATAAATTAATAGACACTCCAATTTATTCCAAACAATTATATCCATTAAATCAATATGGTGCTGTTGGTGGTTACACACAAGTTACTGACCCTAGCGTATTAAATAATAAAAAATCAAATTTTGGTGAATATAGTATAAAAAATGCCAATGCGTTAAAGATTAATAATAAAATATTATTAGATAATTTATCAAATAATTATTATACAACAGCTAATAATACTACTGACTCAAGTATTTTTTTAGAAAAACTTGATTATTGGTTTGATCCCAATTTACCAAAGAAGGGTATTTTATATTATTGGGATAAAGGTGTGACTAACTTTAAAGCCTCAACATATACGGCATTTGGTATATTAACAAATGATGCTGAAACAAAATCCAATTTGGCTGCGGATTCGTATATTACAAGATTGGGTGCGAAAGTTTTAAATGAATATTTTGTAGAAAGGGTTGGTAGATTAACTGATAGATTTAATATAATAAAAAAGTTTGAAAAAACGATTAATAGTTTAAATGACCCATTAGATGTATATAATCTTATTAGTGGTAGAAATCCAATATTACAACCTAATTGGAGTATAACAAAACCAAATAATTTACTTGTTGGTGCTGCGCAATTGTCATTAGAATTGGCTGGTGGTGAATTACCTTTCCCTGGTATTGTTGGAAGTTATTTTGATGAAACAATTAGTTTAAATGGTAAGGGTGATAAGGGATTTCTTGGGGGGCTTTTCCAACAAAAGAAAACTGGTTCGCAATTATTCTATGATAATATGGGTGCTGGTCAGAGGTCAGTTTTATATAAGAATATAAATAAAAATTTATATAAGCCAAATTATGAGAGAAGTGGTATTATAGGTTCTTTTTTAGATTTATTCACAAAAAATAAAGAAACTTATTATGTTGGAAGTGATAATTTGGATATTGGGGATATTGCATCTCCAGCAGGTGAATTACCAATAGACCAATTTGGGAGACCTATAAAGATAAGTGTCTATGGACCAACAGAGATTTCAAAAGTATATGAAGGGGAAAACTTTAACCCCCAAATGGCATTGAATGGTATATCTGATATTGATGGTGGGGGTATTGAAGGTGGGTTTACATGGGTATCTCCTAAATATAAAGAAAATAGTGGTAAGGGTGTTGGTAAAGGTGGGGAGGTTTTTGGTGACAATGGTACAAAGAGAACAACATTTGATACAACAGAATCAACAAATTATGAATTAAAGAAAGGTTCAATATTAGATGATACTCAAAGAATTATTAATTCCCAACCAAATGGGGCAAATAGATTGAAGCATGTTGGTAATGCAATGGATCAAGTTAGTAAGGTATTTAATGATGGATATAAAGAAATAACAAAAGGTTCAAGAGTTAGGACATATAAGTATCAAAACCCAGAAACTTTGGTTGGGGGTACATTTCAAGAATATTGCAGATTATTTACAAAAGATTCTCCTTATATGACTTATGATAGATTGCAGAAGTCAAGCGGTATAACTACTGAGGGTAGGAGGTTAAAGAGTTCGGTTATAAATAAAACTTTTGATTTAAGTATTGCCCCAAGGAAGGGGAATGATGCTAAAAAATATATGTTATCTATTGAGAATTTGGCATGGAGAACGACAAATATGTTTTTGGATTTGCCAGAATGTGAGAAGGGACCAAATGGTGGTAGAATAATGTGGTTTCCTCCATATAATTTAAAAGTTTCAGATAGTTCTACTGCAAATTGGAATGCAAATGATTTCTTGGGTAGACCTGAACCAGTTTATACTTATAAAAATACATCAAGAAATGGTACATTAGATTTTGAAATTATAGTTGACCATCCATCAATTCTTAATTTAATTGCAAATAGAGTTTTAGAGAAAGAAAATAATTCTGAACAAATAAATGGGATATTAACTTCTTTTTTTGCTGGATGCCTAAAATATGATATATATGATTTGGCTAAAATATATAATACGATGACTTTATCTGAACTTGAAGAAATTCAAAAAATGGTAAAAGAATCTCCATCTACAAAAGACGAAGTATCATATATTAAACGCACAGTAATAACTGGTGTTGACCCTTTTACACTTTTTGATGTTACTACCCCTCCTGATGAAAAAGTAACAGCATTTGACAAATATGGGGATTTTGCTTTTTATTTTGATAATGATAATCCCAAATCAAGTGATGCTGATTATGTTGGATTATTTAATACGTATACTGCATCAACAAGTTATAGTAAGGGGGAGGTAAAAACCTTTATGGATAATTATGTTAAAAATAATTTTACAGAACTAAACAAATTCATAACTGAATGTAATAATTTCTTAAAAGAAAACGATGGGAATACTATTGAAGTTAGTCTTAATTCATCTGCATCAAGACCAGCAGATATTGATTATAATAAAAAATTAAGTGAAAGACGTAGTAGTAGTGTTATAACATATTTAAAGAATAATATAAAATCACCAAATTTTACAATAAAAACAAATAATCTTGGTGAAGGCACTGGTGTTACAGCAAAGTCAACAACTAACCAAACAACTAGAGTTGAAAATTGTAGTGCGTTTACAGATAATGCAATTTATAGTGTAAAGGCTATGGCTTGTAGGCGAGTTGCTATAGGAGGCGTTACTGCAATAAAGAAAGGTGTTGCACCAAAAATTGAACCAAAAAAAGAAACAAGTGAGGCTCAAATTAAAGTAATTACTGAAGCAAAAGAAAAGGAAACAAATAAAGTTAAAGATAAATTATATGGAAGCGTATCAAAAAAAGTTTTGCAAAAGTTATTAACGGAATGCGATTATTTTGAAACAATTGAAGAAACAAGTCCATTTATATATAATAATTTAAAAGAAAAAATAAAATATTTCACACCAGCATTTCATTCAACAACGCCAGAAGGATTAAATGGTAGATTAACATTTTTGCAACAATGCGTTAGACCTGGGGAAACAATACCAACAATACGTGGAGATGGAACAAGCGAAGTTAGAGATGCAAAGAATACTTCTTTTGGTGTTCCCCCTGTTTTAATATTAAGGGTTGGAGATTTTTATCATACAAAAATTATACCAGAAAATTTATCAATCAGTTATGATCCGTTAATTTGGGATATGAATCCAGAAGGAATAGGATTTCAACCAATGATAGCAAAGGTTAGTTTATCATTTAAGTTTGTTGGTGCTAGTGGATTAAGCAAAGCCGTTGATAAATTGCAAAATGCTTTATCATTTAATTATTATGCTAATACTGAAGTTTATGATGCTAGAGCAGAAAAAACAGATGATAGTTTGGATGATATGGACAAGAAGATTAAAGATTTTATTGAAGAGAAAGAGAAAGGTAAAACTGAAAATTTTGATGTTATTCCAGTTGTTAATTCGTATACCACAATTGGTACATTAAATATTGTTAATAAAACTTTAACATATTCAAATCTGGCTAATGACTTAAAAAATTCAGCAATTACATATATTGATACAATAAATTCAGTTATCCAAGAAAATTCTAAATCATACAATATTGAATTGATTTCTGTTATATTAAAAACATTAAATAATACCGAGGGGGTCTATAACTCAATAAACAATAGTGACTTAAAATTATTTGGTATACCAGCAAATTATCAAAAAGATATTGACGATTATGCTAAAAAAATAAAAGATAATATTAAAAATAATAGTGATTTATTTATTGATAAAATTAATAGTGAATTTTCATCAGATAAGAATACAAAGTTTGAAGTTTCAAAGAACTATCAATTATATGTTGATAGTGAAATGTCAAAAGTTAACAATATTATTAATTCATTTGCTATAAAAATTATTGAAGCCCAAGAGAAATTTCAAAAAGTATTGAGTAAGGCTTTGTTTGTTATGTCAACACATGATGGTTATGATGGTTATGATGGTTATGTAGATAAAAGTGGGCAATTCTTTGTATATGAATTAAAGAATAGAATGACAATAATTAATGATATTTTATCTAGTATTAGAGAAAATATAAATAAAATATTACCTAATTTTAAATTGATTGATTATGACCCAGAAAGTTTATATAAAATGAGTCAACAAGATAGTTTGTTTTATTTATTGCTATATGGTTCATTAAAAGATAAAAATGGTTTTGAAAATTTTGAAAAACAAATTCTTATTAAATCAGTCAATCCAGATAATAAAGTAAATGATATTAACATTAAAATATCAAAAGTATTCAAGGAATATTGGGATAAAAAATTAAATGGGTATAATATAATTTTCAATAAAACAACAACATTTTTAAGTGCTTTGGGTAATTATACTAAAGATGCTACCACATTTTTGAAAAGTATTACCATAAATAATGCAAATCTAATTACTGATTATAATGAAATAAGTTCGCCAGACAATGCAACAAAAAAAGCATTATTAAATTTAAATGGCGATGAAAATTATGATAATAATAAAAATACTTGGAGTAAAAATGATAGTAATTTTATTTTGGTTAAAAATAAATTAATGAGATGAATTTAAAATATTATAATAGATATTCATTATTTAGTAATAATGGTGAACAGAAAGTTGTGCCATTTGTGAAATTACCCCCAAAGAGCGGGGATAATGTATTTTTCTATAAAAAAAATGTTAGTAGATTAGATAAAATTTCTCAACAATATTATCAGAGTCCATTTTTTGGATGGCTTATTTTGGCTGCAAATCCAGAACACGGTGGTATTGAAAATAATATATATGATGGGGCAATGTTGAAAATACCATTTCCATTAGAAACTTCTTTATTAGATTATAAAAACGCAGCAGAAAATTATTTCTTTTATTATGGCAAATGAACAAGGTGATGTACATGTTATATATGATTATCAGAATGTCATATATATCGATCCAAACAAGATAATCACCAATACTGGGGAGGTTATAGACAGGGCTGTTATTCCAGAAAATTTTGTTATGTATGCTAATTTGGAAACAAAATTAATACCAAGGACAAAACTTTTGATTGGGGGCGAACCCAAGGATTCTATTAAGAATATTAAACTTGCTTCTATAAATTTTTTAAAACCAAATACAAAAGATGATTATTTTACTTCTAGTTATTATGATGAATTTACAGGAAAAAATTCATTAGATAATAAAGGTGCTAATCAAAAAACTATTGATTTGGTTGGTGAAGGTGAAGAGTCTTATTTCTTGAATGGTGTGGATAATATTGAAAATAATACTTTGTTTGGTATTAAAATGATTGATATTAAAACAAATTCATCATTTGTTCCTACTGTTACCATTACAATGGAGGATATTCAAGGTAGGGCGTTATTTAGTTTGGGTAATGATTCACCTTACTCTGCCTTTTTTAATTTACCATACCCCCCATTTTATTTAACGATTAAAGGATATTATGGTAAGGCGGTTAGGTATGAATTAGTTTTGACAAAATTCAATGCAAATTTCAATACTACAAGTGGGGATTATACGGTTAATCTTGAATTTTTGGGATATAAATATAATGTATTATCTGATATAAGTGTTGGTCATTTAATTGCTTGCCCAAATATGTATGCAAAAAAATATAAGATAACACAAACAAAAATTTCCGATTTAACTCCAGAACAAGTAAATAATATAGTAAATCAAACAGATGGGCAAATACAAAGTTCATTAAATGATGAAACAATTTTTGAGGTTAACAATGAACTTGGTTATCAGAAAATAATTGAGGTATATAAAGAATATAAAGCAAAAGGATTAATTGATATTAATTTCCCAGAATTAACTTTGGCTGAATTGACATACAAACTTGAGATGTTTGAGCAAAATGTTTTAAATTCATTAAACAAAGTTGATGTTCAGAAATTAACAGATGGTAAGAGATATAAGAAATTCCTTTCCAATTTTTATCAAGAGGTAAGAGGGGGAATAACTTCTTGGTATAATAAATATTTGGATGGTAACCCTATTATATTGACAGGGGTAAAGTATCCTGCATATGGGTTTAAGAAAGAAATTATAGATAATCCAAAGGATGGTAAGATACTTTTGGTTGAAAGTGATTTAAAAACTATTATATCAAAATACAATAGTGAATTAAATGATAATCCAACTTTTGGTATATATGGTACATCAGCAATAGAAAATAATATTAATTATAATACATTTGATATTGGTGTTAAACCTTCTGATATTGATTGGTGTCAGACATATAAAATAAGAAACAAATCTCTTTCTTTAACTGAATTAAATTCTTTAACTGAAGATACTTGTCGAACTAGAATAGAGAAGAATATATTTTTCACTTATACTATTTCTGGGGTAACAAAAACGACATCAACTTTTGTTATTGCACCATTTGTTGAAGAAAGAAATTTAATGGAATCAAAATTCATTAATGAATTAAATGGTATTGAGAGGGCATTGTCTGAACAATTGGCAAAAAGGATTGAAAAGAAAGAAACGGGAATTGGGTTTAAGCCAACCGTAAAGAATGTTATTGCTGTTATTATGGCAACAACTGAAGGGTTTCTTAGATTGATGGAAGATGTTCATTTAAAAGCTTGGAATGCCAGAGATAGCAAAATTAGAATAGATGGGGTATTGGGTGATAACCAGATAGCAAAAGATGATAATTCTTTGAATACCGAGGATAATTTTGTATTTCCTTGGCCTTTGGTTTTTCAGACAAATGACAAAAAAGACGCGAATAAATATGAATTGGTTTATCCTGGGGATCCGACAGTTGTTAATACAACAAAAGGTAATTTTTATGATGTTTGGCCCGAAGTTGAATTTGTTGAAGAATATATAACTGGGTATTCAAAACGTTTGGAAACGCCATCACCAAAGGATGCGCTTGACTTGGATAAAATTATTAGAAATAGTTATGTGCATACTACAATGGAATATCCATTTCAAGTATTACCATACGAATTAACATCAAATTCAAAATTCTTTTATGAATTATGGGATAGGATTCTTTTATCATCTTATATGTCAGGATTTTCATCAATATATGAAAAGGATAAGAGGATTGGTATGCTAATTAAAGAAAATGAATTTAAGAATATAAAGAATACATTATCAACCAATTCAGTAATATTTATTCAGCAATTAAAAAATATATTATTTTCAGTAAGTGGTTTGAATTATGATAATTATAATACAATATTGGAAGAAATATCTGGTGGAATATCTGAAAGATATAATAAATATTTGGATGGATTTTCCAATTCGGCTTACATTAGTGATATATTAAACAATCCAAGTAAATTATATGATATTGGTGATTTTAAATTAACAACAGATAATTTTACCAATAATTTAGATGAAAAAAAAGTTAAAACAATTGTTGAGGTAATTCAAAAAGCACCAACAGAGGATAATATAACTTTTACTTATCCTTTTACGGATGCACTATGGGTTAGTGAAAATTTAAATAATAGTTTTGCTAATAAATATGATACAACAAAAACAATATTCTTCAATAGGAAGAGAAATGTCATAACAAATTTTAAAGAATATAATGAAAGTGTAACAAACAGACCATTTAAATTTTTTGCAACAGAAAAACATCTTATGTATGGCTCAATATATCAAGATAATTTTTTAACAAATCAGACAAAATCTTTAATTAATGGTCCAATATTTAACAATGCCATTCAGGTTGGGGTTAATAAATGGAGAACAGGAGATAAACATCCATATATTGCTTCTGCTTATCTTTTTTTAAATTCGCTACCATTATCCCCCCTTACCGATTTTTTCATTGACAAGGGTGTTCAAAATAACAATCCTAATAAGGATGGGCACGTTTTTGCAACCTTTGTAAAATATTCTGCTTTACATAAATTACCATACGCTTGGATATTAAAATATGGTTCAATATGGCATAGGTATAAAGAAACGGTTAAGACTGGAGAAGACTTTTTGGATGAAGTCTGGAAAGATTTTGATTATAAAACAAATTTTAATTCGGATTCAAATTTTGAATATATTATTAATGGTAGTGAACCAATAAAATTAAAAGAAAATAATAATATTAGTATAGGTTTTTATCCAGTATTATTAAATGATTTTAATGCTTTTTTAAATGGATATGATTTATTTTCTGGATTTACAAATAATGAATTAAGCATAAATCAGAAAAGGGGGTTTAAAGCGTTTAAGACATTAACATATAACATAAGTGGGTTAACATTTAATTGTTACACCACGTTAGTTCCAAAAAACATATACGATAGTTCAACATTTAGCAATTATTGTGAGGATGCAAATTTTAGTGCAACATCAAAATATTATGTATTACCATCAACAAATAATAATTTAATTACAAATTTTTCATCAGTTGATTCATTATTAAATACTGCACATAATGGGGCAATTAGTTTGATTATGCAAGATACATATAATTCATTTACATTAGATAATTTAAGAAAACCAAATCATACAGAATATCTTAATAGTAAAAAGGATGTAAATGGGTTTTCATTATTAAGAAATTTTGGCAATGAAAATTACGCCTCAATTGAGGATATATTTTCAATATTTGATTATGATACATTAAATTTATTTGAGAATGAGTTTTTAAATTTTAGCAAATCAATATATGATATTGACCAAAATAAGGATCAGATAAATTTGATTGGATTGGATTATAGTAACCCGGATTCCGCATATAAAAATTTCCAATTATTGTTTAGGAATCTGATGGAAGTACCATCAAACCATCTTAATTTGGATGAAAATGAATTTTACAAACAATCTGCCGAATATCAAGATAAAAATATGATTAACTTTTTGGATGGATTTTTGAGTTATGATATGCTATTTAAATATGGTAATCCAACACAATATGATAGATATTATTATAATTCATTAATTAGTCATTTAGGGGGTAATTCTAGGATTTTAAATCCAGCGAAATTTAAAGGATATGTTGCAAATAGTTTACCAAATAATATAGCATTACAATTGTCTGAATTAGCAAATGAAAATGCTTGGAAGGCTTTAAGACAACATGTTGGATTTTCAACAATTAGTTCATTAACTTATAAAAATAATGGTTCATATATTACGGATTTCTTTATTGATAACAATATTGAATTTACCGAAGCGAATGTTATTGCATTAGCAAAACCAATAAAAATATATGCAACACAAAAATTAAAAAATCCCCTATTTAACAAGCAACAGTTTTTAACATTATTGAATAATTATCAAATTTCATTAGATACTTTTGTGGAAGATAATTTAAATGAAACATTATCTTTATTAGAGAGAGAGATTAATAATATTGATATTGTTGAAATTAATACAATAAATTCAGGTTTGGACAGTAAATTTTCTAAATATGATTTATATGAAACATTTAAGTCGATAAATGATAAGTGGATTTCTAGTAGTGATTTTACAAGTAGAACTTTATTTGAGGATGTTTTATTTTTAGATAGGGGTGGTAGGAATATTGGTGATTTATATTATGTGGATATTTTTGATTTGAAGACAATATTTGTAGGGACAAAAACAAATTTAAAGACACCAGTATTTAATTTCATTGGTGGAATTCTTGTTAAGAATAACTTTAATGTTTTACCAATGCCATCTTATGTTAATTTCTATGGGGCATTATCACCAACTGATAATATTGAAGATGTAATTGAAAGTGCTACTGATATTGCCAATGATGTTTGGGGGAATTATACAGATGTTGATTATAGAAAATCAGGACCAAAATTGGTTTGTATTTTTTCTGGAAGGGATTCAACAACACCTAAAGGTCCAAAAGATTTTAGATATGGGGATGATGCAATTGATATGTTAAAACCAGCAAAAATACCATTCTTGGAGGATCAAACAAATAAAAAAGATTGGTCGCAATCAAATAAATGCGTTAGTTTTTTGGTTGATGCTGGAATTAGAAATCAAGCCATTTTCTATGGGGTAACAGTTGACCAGAATAATGGAACAGCAACATTGGAATCATTAATCCAACAAGAGACTGTTAGAAATTTGGTTTCAGGTAGGGGTGAAACTACGCAAAGTGCATCATTGTTTAATCTGTATAAGAATTTAAGTTATAAATCAACTATAACTTGTTTTGGTAATGCTTTAATTCAACCAACAATGTATTTCAATTTGGAACATGTCCCAATGTTTGGAGGACCTTATTTCATTACAGAAGTATCACATAAAATTGCGCCAGGAACATTTGAAACAACATTTACTGGAACTAGACAAAGTATATACTCACCCCCAAGTACAGATACATACTTAACTAGTATTAATGAAAATTTGTTGTCAAAGATAGAAAGTAATTATGCTAAATCTATTCAAAATGAAAAGACAGAAAAATCTAGTGAAACAAATAATTCTCAAACTAGTGGAACAAAGCAAACAAATTCAAGTATATGCGGAACATACTTATATGAAGATTATGTTAACTATGAAAGAATAACGGATGATAATATTATTTATTCATCTGCAACAGAGATATATTCTGGAATAACAAAAACGGTTGGTGGTGAATTGGCTGATTATATTTATGTTATAAGTTATCTATCATCTTTTAATGATAATAAATTTAAAGCGAATCACAATAACTTTGGAAATGTATGGTTAATGCATGATAGGGGAGAAATAGCACAATTTAATCAAGGTAAAGCAACATTTTATTGTGCAAAGAGTGTTGAAAATGAAAAGATACAAACACCCTTTGCTATTTTTAGTTCATTTGAATCATACGTTAAATTTATGAGTTTTGCACTTGAAGGTTTTGCATCATATTTAAAAAGTGGTGCTGAAACTAATTTTATAAAATTATATATAAAATATTGGCTTTATGGGTTGAATCCTGCTGATGACGCTGTATTAGGTTCTAATAACAATTTTGATAGATTACAGAAAACTAAGTTTTATGGTACATTAGAAAAAAAATTAGAAAGTGCATATGCATCATTGAGAGCATTAACACCGCCAGCAGAGTTTAAGGTAAATCAAGAAGCAAATTATGTTAATGCAAAAAATAATTCTAATTTGGCTAAATTAAATAAAGTGTGTGAATATACATATAATAATATTAAAACAACAAGAATACCAAAAGAGCCTTCATATACTTTACCATATTATTTAGATTTGTTCTTTGAAACTAAAAATCCAAAAGAATTATTATTTTTGGATAATATGAATAAAACCATTGAGGAAACATTAATTAAATTATATGTTCTTGATGGTGCGCCAGTTATATCTGATTTTAAAGTTAATGTTAAATCTGCTGAAACTTATACAATATTAGTTAATATTAAAATAGATAAGGAAAGTAATAAGGTGCCTTATACTGGGATAAAGTTTATTGCTGAATCTGCAACAACTAGCGACAATAAATATAAACTAACAGAAGATGATATTAAGTTAAAAATAAAAAGTGATAGTAATTTCGTTAAAAATGATGAAAATTCAAATAATAATGATATTATTGGTGATGTTTTTTCTATTGATGTTCCTTTATTAAAAATAAAATATTGGAGAGTTAATTATACAAAATTAATTTTATATCCTAAATTAAATTAAAATTATTTGAATAATTGGTTTAATTGATATATTTATATGTAAAATAAAATAATATGATTGAGAATTTAAATAGTTATTTAAGGCATTCATCATCAAAAAAAGAACAAATATTAGATGATGGTTCAAAAGAAGTTTGTGATTTAATCACAGGTGAATGTTTTGTTGTTAAAGAAAAAGATGGTTTAATTGAACGTACTGAAACTAAAACAATTAACAGACAAGTTAAAGTTAAAACTCATGGTGGGATAAAAGAATTATTAAACGATTAATAAAATGAAAATAGATCAGAAAATTTTAAATGAAATTAGTAGATATCATAATATCAACAGATATATTAGTGAGCAAGATGCTACTTTACCTCCACCACCACCACCTATGGGTGACCCAAATGCTGCACCAATGCCAAATGCACCATTAACCCCACCAGGAGAAGTTTCGCCAATCCCACCAGGGGGTGCTGAAGATGCTTTAAGCACAGCAAATCCACAACCAATTGATGTTGAGACTGATGAAGATGTTACAGTTATTGATGATGAAGGGGATAGTGAAGAAAAGGGTGATGAGGGTGATTCAGAAGAATTAGATATTACTGATTTGGTTACCAGCCAAAAAAATATAGAATCAAAACAGACTGAATATTTTGATAATTTATTTTCACAAATTACCAAGTTGGAGGAGAAATTAGCCAAAATGGATAGTATATTTGAAAAGTTAAATGCTATTGATTCAAAGGTTGAAAAATATCGTGAAAAGACTCCAGAGGAGAAACTTGAGTTAAGAACTTACGATTCTTATCCATTCAATCAAAAATTATCTCAATTTTTTGATGATAAACAAGTTGAAATGGAAAAGAGTGGAAAAAATGATTATGTTTTAACATCGGATGATGTTGTAAATATTAATCCAAATGAGATAAAGAACTCATTTGGTTCTATGGATGATGAAGAGGATGATTTTATGAATGATAATAATTATAATTTCAGAAGATAATTTATTTTAATATTTTATAAAAAAGGGGGTAACACCCCTTTTTTTTTCTGATAAAGTTACCTATCATTGTTATGTAATATTGTTGTAAACAAAAACTATATAATATGTCGAATTTAGATGCCATAATGGCGCAGTATGAAAAAAACCAAAAAGGGGATTCCCAAAAATTATCGCAAGAGGACAGAATGAAACGTTATTTTACGTTATTACTTTCTGACAAAGAAAACACAGGACAAAGGAGAATTAGGATTTTGCCTACAACTGATGGCTCATCTGTATTTAAGGAGACGTGGTTTCATGAATTACAAGTTGGGGGGTATTACCAAAAGATTTATGACCCAGCAGGTAATGACAATGAAGCATCCCCATTGAATGATGTTTACCATGCGTTGAAAGCAACCAAACGCAAAGATGATGATGAATTAGCTAAAGATTATAAGGCTAAACTATTTTATGTTGTTAAGGTTATTGATAGAGACAAGGAAGAAGAAGGGCCAAAGTATTGGAGATTTAAGCACAATTATAAGAAGGATGGTATTTTAGACAAGATGATACCAATCTTCAGAAACAAGGGGGATATTTCTGATATTGATAATGGAAGAGATTTGATTATCGAGTTAGTGAAATCAAAAAGTCCAAAAGGAAAGGAATATACAAGTGTTTCCACAATTATGTATGATGATCCAGCACCTCTATCTACGGATGCTAATTTAGTAAAAAAATGGGTAGACGATGAATCTACTTGGAGAGATGTTTATAGTAGAAAACCAGTAGAATATCTTGAAGCAATTTCAAGAGGGGAATCCCCAAGATGGGATGAATCCCAAGGTAAGTATGTTTATTTGAACACATCAAATTCTGAAGCATCCTTTGGTGGGGCAACTGTTGCAAAAAACGCAACAGTTAAAGAAACGAATGTGGTTGTTGAGGATGACTACAATGATGATGAATTACCATTCTAATTAAACTAAAATAGATTTTTTGCGCAAAGTATTGTTTTATGGTACTTTGTGCAAAAAATATCTTTTCTTAAAAAAAATATAATATGGCTATAAAGAAAAAGGCATCAGTGAGTAGTATTGATGCTATTAAGGATAAGTTTTCTACAAAAACAAAGTATAAGCCTGAAGATTATTATTCTTGTGGTGATGCTTTTTATAATGCTTGTGGTGTACCTGGTCCTGTTATGGGGGGTATAAGTATGTTTTTGGGACATTCCAATACAAGTAAGACAACTGCTATGATATTGGCTGCGGCTGACGCCCAGAAGAAGGGTCATTTACCTATTTTTATTATAACAGAAAAGAAATGGAATTGGGCACATGCTGTTGAATTGGGGTTGAATGCTGAAATTAATGAAGATGGTGAGTGGGATGGTGATTTCATTTTTAATGATTCATTTGATTACATTGAGCAGATGACAGAATTTATAAATGAAATTTTGGATGCGCAAGAGAAAGGAGATTTACCTTATTCTGTTTTATTTTTGATTGATAGTATTGGTTCAATACCTTGTAAGATGACCTTTGATGGAAAGGGGGGTAAGATGCACAATGCTGCTGTTCTTGCTGATAAGGTTGGAATGGGTTTACATTCAAGGATTTCAAAATCAAAGAAAGAAGATTACCCCTACCATAATACCTTGGTTGTTATCAATCAACCTTGGGTTGAATTACCAGATTCTCCATTTGGTCAGCCAACAATTAAAGCAAAAGGCGGTGAGGCTCTTTGGTTGGCATCTTCTTTAATATTCTTATTTGGTAATCAGAAGAATTCAGGCATTAACCATATAACAGCAACAAAGAACGGCAGAACAGTTTCTTATGCTATTAGAACAAAAGTTTCAATATTGAAAAACCACGTTACTGGTATTGCATATAAAGATGGTAAGATATTAGCTGTACCTCAAGGATATTTGCCAGACACAAAAGAGGCAATTGAAAAGTATAAAAAAGAATATTCCCAATATTGGAATGGTATTTTGTCTGGTGATGGTGATATTACCTTTTCAGAAAAAGATGAAGAAGACGCTATAATTTTTGAATAAGATGAAGAAAACCCTACTAATTGATGGCAACAACCTATTTACAATAGGTTTCCACGGAGTAAGAGAATTCTATGCCGATGGTAAGCACATTGGTGGGGTTTTCCATTTTTTAAATACAATTAGGTTATTTCTTGAAAAACATAATCATGATAAGGTTGTTGTATTCTGGGATGGAAATGAGAATTCCTTAATAAGAAAACAAATATATCCAAAATATAAGGAGAATCGTAAGATTTCAATGGATGGGCATAAGTATGAATCTTATTTATATCAGAGGGAACGAGTTAAGGATTATCTTGAAGAAGTTTTTGTTAGACAATGCCAGGTTAATCAGAATGAGGCTGATGATTTGATTGCTTATTATACACAAATAGCCAAAGGCGAAAGCATAATTATTTTTTCAGCAGATAAAGATTTAACTCAATTGATTGGGGAAAATGTTACAGTGTATTCACCAAGTTCAAAGATATATAGTAAGAATGGGGATTTGATTCATTTCAAGGATATTGACATACCCCATAATAATGTGTATATTTACAAAGTAATTGTTGGTGACACATCTGACAATATTGATGGAATATCAAATTTTGGGGAAAAGAAATTAAAAACATTCTTTCCTAATTTTGAGAAGAGGGATTATAAATTGGATGAGATTTTAAATGAGGCAAAAGTTTTGCTTGAAGAAAAAAAGAATAAATCTCTGGATAATTTGGTGTTAGGTATTAGCAAATCTGGTTTTGTTGGAGAAGAGTTTTTTGATAAAATTGGTAGAATAATTGATTTAAAAAATCCATTAATAACTGATAACGGAAAGGAAATGGTTAATGAGGTTTGCAACGATAAACTTGACCCAACAGATAGGAGTTATAATAATTTAATGAAATTAATGAATGAGGATGGGTTCTTTAAGTTCCTTCCAAAGAGGGATGATGCATGGGTTGATTTTATTAGACCATTTATGAAATTGAGTAGAAAAGAAAGAAAAAATTAATAATTAAACAACATTTTATGAAACAGAATGAAACAACAAAGGTGGAATTTTTATTGACATTGAACAACAACATTATTGTTCAGAGGTTTTTAAACATTAAAAATATTAATCCAGATGCAAAAGATTCGGTAGAATTGTATGATTTTGTTAAGTATTTTTCAGAAGATTTGGAGAAGTATTTAAAGATGAAATCAATTGGTTATTTGGTGGACAACAAAGATAATATTTTGTATGACCCCACAATAATGGAAACATCATCAACAGATGAGGCTGAATTTTTTAATATTTATGTTAAAATTTCTGACCAAGTTATTTCTCACAGGATAATTGATGGTAAACTTTATCCACCAAAGGTAAGATACACAGTTGATATTCGTAATTTTATTAAGGAAACATTAAAAGAATTAACAAACATTTTAATTAGTCAAAATTTAACACACGAGTATTTAGAAAAGAATTTATTGTCTAACTATTAATAATTTTTTTATGTCAAAGAATTTTGATTATTTGGGGCAGACGTTCCAACTACAATTAATCAATCAGATTATATTAGATAAGGAATTTGCTAGGGCAATATTGGACTTTATTAAGATATCTTATTTTGAGAATAAGTATTTCAAATTAATCATTCAAATGATTAAGGAGTATCATAAGAAATATGATGCTGCCCCCAACTTTCAAACATTGGAAGTTGTTGCAAAGTCTGAAATAACACAAGAATTGGCTTTAAAAATTGTCATTGATACTATAAGTAAGATTAGTTCAGCACCACTTGATGGTGTTGAACTTGTCCAAGAAAAGGCACTTAAATTCTGCAAACAAGAAGAGGTTAAGATTGTATTGGAAAAAGCACAAAAAGTTATCAATGAGGGTGATTTTGAATCTTATGATCAACTTGAAGAATTATTAAGATATGCCCTTCAAGTTGGGGTTAAAGAAACAAATGGTTTTGAAGTTTTCAATGATTTGATTGGTGTATTAGATGAGGATTATAGACACCCCATACCAATGGGCGTGAAGGGTATAGACGTTCTCTTAAAGGGGGGTTTAGCCAAGGGGGAGGTTGGTATTATATTTGCAGGCCCAGGTATTGGCAAATCAACCCTATTGACCTTGGTTGCAAATACTGCGTTCAATAACAATTATAATGTGTTGCATATCTTTTTTGAAGATAACCCAAAAATTATTCAGAGAAAGCATATTACCCTTTGGACAAAAATAGCCCCAGATGAATTACCTAACAATAAAGAAATAGTATTTGAAACGGTTAATAAAATAAAAGAGACCCACACAAATAAACTAATATTAAAGAAATTACCATCTGACACATTGACAATGAACCAAATAAAGAATCAAATAAGAAAGGTTATTGCTGATGGCATTAAACTTGATTTGGTTGTATTGGATTATATTGATTGTGTTGTGCCTGATAGACAAGGTAATGATGATTGGAAAAACGAGGGATCTGTTATACGTCATTTTGAGGCTATGTGCCATGAGTTAAATATTGCTGGATGGCTTGGTACGCAAGGAAATCGCTGTGTTTCTTTAGATACTATTGTGGATATTGAGAATAAAGGATTGGTTCAAATAAAGGATGTTATAGTTGGGGATAATATTCTAACACATAAAGGATATAAAGCAATTAGTTATGTATTTCCTATTGAGAAACAGCCTGTTTATAGAATTAAGACAAAAAGTGGAAAGGAAATAAAAGTGTCAGCAAAACACAAATTTCCAACATTAGGTGGGGGTTTATTATCCATTGATAGTGGGTTGTCTGTTGGTGATGCACTTTTTATTAAAAAATAATTGTGCCCCCATCTAACTTATTTAACATTTGTGATATTTATATTTAAATAAAATTAGATGGGGGTAATTACTATTGAACAATTTCTTAATTATAAGAAAATTAAAGAAGTTAAACATTTGATAACTAAAAATCAATATTATGAAATTTATAAAATTATAGAATATTATGATACTAATTCTATAAAAAATAGATTACTAAATATAACTGATTTCATATTAAACAATGTTGAATCTAAATGGTTAGGTAGGTTAGGTGTTATTGTTAGAAATTTAAAAAATGATGCCATTAGTGAGTATGCTTGTAAAATAAGATATGGGGATAATTGGAAAATAAAACAAGATGAGTTTAAAGATAAAGTTAAGATGGATAAAAATAACTTTATAAAAAAATATGGAATTGATCTTGGCACAAAAAAATGGGAACAAAGAAATAAAAAAGCTGTTTCATATGGGTTAAAACCGGCAATAGAGAGGTATGGTGAAGAAGAGGGTAGGAAAAGGTGGGAAAAAACATTAAATTCCAAAATTGCAACTATGGCTAAAAACAAAAAAATTAGGCCATATAGGAATGGGAGAACATTACCTGAATATCAAAATAGATATGGTATTGAATTAGGTTATAAGAAATGGTATGATAGGAATCAAAGGCAATCATATAGGTTTAGTTTGACATATTATATTGATAAATATGGGGAGGTAGATGGGTTAAAATTTTGGAATGAGTATTGTGTTAGTATGGTTAAAACAACTTTAAACTCATTTGTAGATAGATATGGTGATATTGAGGGTAACATTAGATATGATGACTTTATATCCAGGATAAAATTTTCACAAAGCAAAGAATTTTTTATTGAAAAATATGGGGAATTTGATGGGGATGTTAAGTATAAAGAATTTTTGGTAGCAAAAATCTCACTATTCAAAGATAAATACTCAAAAATTTCACAAGATTTATTTTGGGGTATTTTTTCTAAATTAGAAAATGATGATAGATTAAATTGTTATTTTTATGAACTAAATAATGAGTATGTTTTTTATGTTTGGGAGAATAATATGAGTATAATAAGTGTTGATTTTAAATTAGGTAATAAAATAATAGAATTTGATGGGGATTACTGGCATTCAAAAGATGAACAAAAAAAAATAGATAGCAATAGAGATGATTTTTTGGTTAAAAAAGGTTATATTGTTAAAAGGGTCAAGGAATCCGAATATATGAGTAATAAAGATTTTGTAATAAATAACTGCTTAAATTTTTTAAAAAATGGAACAAATTTTAAACAAGAATGATTTTATTTTAGATGAAATTGAATCAATTGAATTGGTAGGTGAAGAGGATACAATTGACATTACTGTTGATGATACTCACATGTTTTATGCCAATGATATTTACACACACAATTCATCTATATCTGCAAATGTGGTGACAAATGACCAGATGGGGGGTTCAATAAAGAAAGCACAAGTAGGTCATGTTATCATTAGTATTGCAAAAAGTCTTCAACAAAAGGAGATGAATTTGGCCACAGTTGCTATTACCAAATCAAGGATTGGAAAAGATGGTATAGTATTTGAGAATTGCAAGTTTGATAATGAAATGCTTGAAATTGATACAGATACAACTGCAACATTCCTTGGATTTGAAGAACAACAAGTTGAACGTAAGAAAGAAAGGATTAAGGAATTATTGGTTAAGAAAAATACTAATGATAATTTTTTGTAAAAAATTGATTTTGACATTAAAATTTGATACTTTTATCCTCTGGTTTTATATTTATCTTAACCAAATAAAAAAAGGAATATGAGGAACATTTTTGAAAAGAGGGTAAATATTTTGCCTTATGAATATCCATCTTTATTAGCATATAAGGATGCTATAAGACATGCTTACTGGCTGCACAGTGAATTTAATTTCACAACTGATATTGATGATTATAAGACAAAAATATCAAATGAGGAGAGGGAAGTTATTAAAAGGTCAATGTTGGCTATTGCACAGATTGAGGTGAATGTCAAAACATTCTGGGCTGACTTATATAAGAGAATGCCTATAACTGAAATTGGTGATGTTGGTATGACATTTGCCGAATCGGAGATCAGACATAAGGATGCTTATGCCCAATTATTAAGAATCCTTGGGTTAGAAAATGAGTTTAAATCAGTTATTGAAATCCCCGCCATAAAGAATAGAATTAGTTATCTATCAAAATATTTGGATGGAACAAGGAGTAAGGAGAATAAGATGTACACAAAGTCTATATTATTATTCTCATTGTTTATTGAACATGTGAGTTTATTTAGTCAGTTTTTGATTATGATGTCCTTTAACAAGGAGAAAAATCTATTCAAGGGTATTTCAAATGTGGTCGAGGCAACCTCAAAAGAGGAAGAAATTCATGGTAATTTTGGTTCAGAACTTATCAATATTATCAAGGAAGAAAACCCAGAATGGTTTGATGCTGAATTTGAGGCAATAGTTGTTTCTGCTTGTCATAAAGCATATGCTGCTGAATGTGGAATACTAGATTGGATATTTGAGCATGGTGAATTAAGTTTTTTATCAAAAGATACAATCAAACATTTCATTCAAAATAGATTTAATAATTCATTAAATAGAATTGGGATGAAGCCAGTGTTTAAGGTTGATTTTACTGAGATTGAAAAGACGTTATGGTTTGATGTTGAGATTTTATCAACAAAGGAGGGGGATTTCTTCTATAAAAAAAGTATAGATTACAATAAAAAAAGTAAGAGTATAACAGAAGATGATTTATTTTAAAAAACAAATATAATGAATAAAGAAAAATATTATTGGTTAAATGATGAGAGTAGGCTTTTCTTATCAAGGGGGTATATAAATGAAACCCCCGAGCAAAGGATTAAAGATATTGCTAATAAAGCAGAGGGGTATTTAAAAATTGATGGTTTTGCTGTTAAGTTTGAGGAATATATGGCAAAAGGTTTTTATAGCCTTTCTACACCTGTATGGATTAATTTTGGTAAAGAAAAGGGTTTACCCATATCTTGTTATGGATCCAATATTGATGACACATTAGATAGTATTTTAAATGCTGGAAGAGAGATTGGTATGATGTCAAAATACGGTGGTGGCACTAGTGCTTATTTAGGTAATATTAGAGCAAGGGGAACTAAAATATCAACAGGTGGTACAGCAGATGG